GAACACACTAGCAAGATATCACTCTGCAAACTTACCAGAGTTGATGAAAATAATTCAAAGAAACGGTATAGGTATGGACGATTACCTTGACCGATTTTTCAATTCTTATGAAACCACAACAAACTATCCACCCTACAATTTAATTCAGGTAAATAATGTTGAGTCTGTGCTTGAGATTGCACTTGCAGGATTTACTAAAAACACTATCTCTGTTTATACTGAATATGGAAAACTTATCGTCGAAGGACAAAAAGAAACTAAAGAGACAGGATCCGAGTATGTCCATCAGGGACTGGCTCAAAGATCTTTCACAAGAGAATGGGCACTTTCAGATGATGTTGAAGTCAGAGAGGTTCAATTCAAGGATGGACTTCTTACCGTCAAGTTGGGTAAGATAGTACCAGAACATCATGCTCGTAAAGACTATCTCTAAATATGATTGAGTTCGAGATGGAACTTAGGGATCTTGACGGATCCCTTTTTTTATGCTATAATATATAAAGAAAATATAATTAAATGGAAAAGAAAATACAGTGTATTTGTTTTTTGAATGGACTTATATTAGTTTCAGAAGTGATAGAGGTTATGAATGAAATTGGTGAACCTGATTGCAAACTGATAGATCCATATAAAGTTACTAAAACTAATAACGATGATTTTATTTTAGAACCATGGTTAGATTGTACCAATCAAAATGAAATAATGTTACGATCCGCAGACGCACTTACATTTGTAGAACCAAAAGGTAATATACTAGATAAGTATATTGAATTAACTTCATAATGAAATTCTATACCAACGTTCAAATGGTTGGAGATAACTTTTTAGTTCGTGGTTATGAAGATGGTAAACACTTCATGAACCGTGAAAAGTTTTATCCAACTCTTTTTGTTCAGTCTAAAAGAAAAACAAAATATAAAACATTAGAAGGTGAGTTTGTTGAATCTATAGAACCTGGTTCTGTGAGAGATTGTAGGGAGTTTATTAAAAAATATTCTGAGGTGGAAAACTTTAAAGTTTATGGTAATGATAGATATATCTATCAATATATTTCTGACAAATATCCCGAAGAAGAAATTAAATTTGATGTAAGCAAGATAAAGATTGCTACTTTAGATATTGAGGTTAAGTCTGAAAATGGTTTTCCTGATGTAGAATCTGCTGCAGAAGAAATATTACTTATATCAATACAAGATTATAATACAAAACAGATTCGTACTTGGGGTCAAGGACCTTTTAATAATAAACAGAAGAACGTAATATACAGGGGGTTTAACTCTGAGTATGAATTGCTAAATGATTTTATTAATTGGTGGATGATTGAATCTAATACACCAGAAGTCATTACTGGATGGAACAGTGAATTGTATGATATTCCATATTTGACTCGGAGACTTGATCGTGTTCTTGGTGAAAAGTTAAAGAAGAGATTATCTCCTTGGGGTTTGGTGACTGAATCAGAAATCTATATTGCAGGTCGTAAGAATATTACATATGACATTGGTGGTGTAACTCAACTTGATTATCTAAATCTTTATAAGAAATTTACTTATAAGGCACAAGAGTCTTATCGATTAGATTATATTGCAAGTGTCGAACTTGGACAGAAGAAACTTGATCACTCAGAGTTTGATACATTTAAGGACTTCTATACAAATGGTTGGCAGAAGTTTGTCGAATACAATATCATCGACGTGGAACTTGTTGATCGTCTGGAAGACAAGATGAAACTCATCGAACTTGCAATCGTTATGGCATATGATGCCAAGGCAAATTATGCTGATGTATTTTCTCAAGTTCGCATGTGGGACACTATAATATATAATTATCTTAAGAAAAGAAATATTGTTATACCTCCCAAGGAGAGATCACAAAAAGATGCAAAGTATGCAGGTGCATATGTGAAAGAACCAATACCTGGTAAGTATGATTGGGTGGTCAGTTTTGACCTTAATAGTCTTTATCCTCACCTTATCATGCAATACAATATTTCCCCAGAGACATTACTTGAACAAAGACATCCATCTGTTACGGTTGATAAAATTCTTAATGAGAACACTACATTTGAAATGTATAAGGATAGTGCTGTATGTGCAAATGGTGCAATGTATCGTAAAGATGTAAGGGGATTTTTACCGGAGTTAATGGAGAAGATCTATAAAGATCGAACCATATACAAAAAAAAGATGTTGGAGGCAAAACAAGCATATGAAAAAACAAAAACCAAAACGTTGGAGAAGGAGATCGCAAGGTGCAATAATATCCAAATGGCACGGAAGATCCAACTTAACTCTGCTTATGGTGCTATTGGTAATCAATACTTTCGTTATTACAAACTTGCGAACGCAGAGGCCATCACTCTATCTGGACAAGTATCAATCAGGTGGATTGAAAATAAAATGAATAACTATCTAAACAAAATACTAAAAACGGAGAATGAAGATTATGTTATTGCTAGTGATACTGATAGTATCTACCTTAATCTTGGTCCTTTGGTGGATGTTGTCTATCAAGATCGAGAGAAGAATGCTAAGAGCATTGTATCGTTCATTGATAAGATTTGTGAGGAGAAGTTTGAACCTTTCATAGACACCTCATACAAACAACTAGCAAACTATGTAAATGCTTATGATCAAATGATGTTTATGAAAAGGGAGAACATCGCAGAAAGGGGTATATGGACAGCAAAAAAAAGATATATTCTTAATGTATGGGATAGTGAAGGAGTTAGATATGAAGCACCCAATCTCAAGATGATGGGTATTGAAGCAGTTAAATCATCAACTCCTGCACCTTGTCGCACTATGATTAAGGATGGACTTAAGTTGATGATGAATGGCACAGAAGAAGATGTAATCAAATTCATTGATGATTGTCGTGCAAAATTTAAAACACTTCCACCAGAGGAGATTGCATTTCCTCGTACAGCATCTAATGTACAAAAGTATAAGGCATCGTCCACAATCTATGCAAAGGGAACTCCAATACATGTTAGAGGTGCGTTACTCTTTAATCATTATGTTAAACAAAAAAACTTGACGAATAAATATTCACTTATTAGTAATGGTGAAAAAGTAAAGTTTATTTACTTAAAAAAACCAAATATCATACAAGAAAATGTGATATCTTTCATTCAAGACTTTCCACATGAACTTGGACTTGACAAATACATAGATTATGAACTACAATTTGAGAAGAGTTTCGTCGAACCACTCAAGGCAATACTTGATGCGATTGGATGGAATGTTGAAAAAACTGTTAATCTTGAATTATTTTTTACATAATGGACTTACCTATCAACAACGAAGAATTACAAGAGTTAATGGATGCATTAAATGAATCAATGCATCCAGATGCAATGAAAAGACAATTTAGAAATGAATTGCATAGAAAGTTAAGATTAACTAAATTCTTGATTGAAGAAGGATATCCACATAAAAAAGTTCTTAGAGAAGTATTTGATATCATAGCATAGTATGGATTTTTTAAAAGAAATAGTAAAAGAAATTGGTGATGATTACACCCAAATTGCAGCAGACATAGATGGAACAGAAAGATTCGTGGATACAGGAAGTTATATCTTCAATGCGCTTGTTAGTGGTTCCATTCATGGTGGCGTTTCTACTAATAAGATCACTGCCATTGCTGGTGAAACTAGCACTGGAAAAACTTATTTTTCCCTTGCTATCGTCAAAAATTTTTTGGATAGTAACCCTGATGGTTACTGCCTTTATTTTGATACTGAAGCAGCAGTCAATAGATCACTCCTTGAGTCTAGAGGAATTGATCTCGAAAGGCTCATTGTTGTCAATGTGGTAACAATTGAAGAGTTTCGTAGCAAGGCACTTCGTGCAGTGGATATATACTTAAAATCAGAAGAGGATAAACGTAAACCTTGTATGTTTGTTTTAGACTCTTTAGGTATGCTCTCAACAGAAAAAGAAATAAGAGATGCATTAGATGATAAACAAGTAAGAGACATGACCAAATCTCAACTTGTCAAGGGAGCATTCCGTATGCTAACATTAAAACTTGGTCAAGCAAATATTCCACTTATAGTTACAAACCATACTTATGATGTTATCGGATCTTATGTCCCAACTAAAGAAATGGGAGGCGGCAGTGGCCTCAAGTATGCCGCGTCTACAATCATTTATCTCAGCAAAAAAAAGGAAAAGGATAAGACAGAAGTTGTTGGA